TCGATGGATACCCGTTGAGTTGGATGTTCGCAAATGGGACATTCACACTCTTGCCTCTTTCTTGTCCTCCGTTGCAAGGAGCTTTCTTCCTTTTTTCAAATTGCAACCATTTGATAACTATACTAAGGCATTTGTTGCTGTCTTTTTGCGTGTTATTGAATGTCACAAATTTAAAGTTTTCAATTGTCCATCCGGTGGTGGTTGGTATGCTGTTGCTTCCAGTATGATGAGTGGCTCTTGGGACACATCTTTTATGAACACCATGTGCAACGTGGTTGCTTTTTACATGGTCGTCATGGAGATTAAGCCAGGGTTTTTCGACTTGCCCAATTGGCGTGATCATGTCACTGTTAAAGCTTTTGGTGATGACCAGCTTTCCATGTTTTCACGCAAACATGGCGACGGACGCGTAGATGATGGCATGTTCACAGAGGATGAGTTGAAAGCCATACCTGGACACATGAAGCGCATGTTTAGGTATGAAGTGCCGTTGGATGACTTTAAGATCCACACGCGTCTTTTCTCTTACGTTCTTCCTTCTGGCAAATCATGGGATCGTTCTTCTACTTGTTCAGTCCATCCCACTTATTCTAAAGGTTGTCAATCTTGCTTTGGTCTTCCATCAAAAGTAGAGTTTCCCACTTTTCTTAAATTTCAATGGGTTCTCGTTCCTTGCAAATATTGCAGTGATGGCGATTACGGTGTTGCACATTGGGCCTTTGCTCGTGAAAGTTTCAAAGTCTTACCCAAACTATTTGTGGACAGTGTTAAGCCCTTGACCATCAAAAATTTTCAAGCAAAAATTTTTGGATATGCACACACCGTAGGCAGTGGTCTCTCAACCTATGCTGTTCTTAGTGAGGTGTGGGACATAGTCAAAGAAAGTCATGGTGTTGTTTTCAAACACAGTGATTTTTCAGAGGACCTTGACCACAGGTTTGGGCTTGATTACAGGTATTGGTTGCAACAGGATTTGCAAAAACTTCCCACGTGGTATGACATGATTCGCAAAATGGTTTGCCCTTCCCATTATGCGGCAATGCCTATGTCTCTGTCTGTCAAGCGTTATGAAAATTGGCATGACTACACCCTTAACATGAAGCATGTTATTGCACCAGGGGTCAAAGAGGTGGGCGATGTCATATCCACCGCTCATGCTCGCATCACGCGAAGTTGATTCAACGACT